GTTGGGTGTTTTAAAAGGATCACATTCTGTATTAAGTTCTCCATTAGTAACAACAAATGCAGATCCACTTAATTCACCATCATAAAATTCATGTTGGTCATTATTTACAAATTCAACTGATCCTGATAATGATGGTGTTGAACCGGTCCAACTTTGTGTTATAGGAATTATATTAAACCCAGGACCACTTCCTGATATTTCACCTTCTAAATCAGGCATTGATCCACCATTTCCGGCACTATATTCTCCTATTTCAATAGAAGCAGTATATATATCTTCTGAATATGTTGCTTGAGGAACAGGGAATTTATTTCTTTCAAGTAAATGTTGTTTAATTACAACCCCAGCAGCTAAAGATGATCTAGCAGGGATAAAATCTTGTAACATTTTAAATAATGAATTATCTAAATATTTAATTAAACGTACATAATCAAATATATTATATTCATTTTTATATTTAGCAAAATATTCGTCTCTTAACGTATCTAATTGTGGATATGTTTCGGATGATGACGATACCTGCCTTGGGTCACCAATGTAGTCACCTATGTTAAGATACCCGATACTATCGATAATATCATCGTTTATTTCGTTTTGAGGTGAAAATGCTACTTCAACATAATCTAAATCATGAGTATAACTTTCACTTGCATAAGTATTTTGTTGTACTCGGATAAACGGAGATAATGAAGTATTTGGTATTGTATTAGATAATGATCCTGTATATGGTAATACTATAGATGATTGTTTTATTTTATCAGAAACTCTATTTTTTATACCAGCTGGAAATTGGTCTAAATAAATATATTCTTCTTTAGATGTAAATCTACCACCTTCTATTGCAAAACTACTATTAGTACTAAAAGATTGTGTTATTGATGAACCTGTTACTTTTGGATGTATTGATGTTGAACCGGTGTACAATTCACCACCTAAAGATGCTCTAAATGCTAATTGATTTGCTGATTGGTAGACGGAATTACCCTCAATAGAGTTATGATTCATTACATAATCATTAAATACACTTTGAGATAATGCGGGGATGTAATATCTAATTTCTTGTAGAGAACCGCTAAATTTATCAAATGTTGATATATTAGCGAAAGTTGAAGTAGTACCAGAAATATATGGAGATGGGTCTTCAGTAAAAGAAACTGAACCTGTAAATCCAATTGAAGATCCTTCTTCACCCGTATATATATTATTACCTGCTAATAATGTAAATGTATTAAGTGAAGGATCAGGGTCGTAAGCTTCTTTTGTAACTGCAACAGACCACCATCCACCATCAAAGAAAGGTAGATAAATACTTTCTGTAGTTCCATTTACAGATAATACTAATTTAGCATATTCATTTTCTGGGTTGGGGATTGAACCACTATATGAACCAGAAGTGTATCCTGAACCTGTATATTGGAGATACAATTCTACATCAGTATCTAATTTCCATAAACTTTGTGTAGGTGAAGATATTGCTGAATCTAATCCTGGGGTTTTAAAACGGAATTGAACTGTATTTGGAACAAAATTACCTGATGGGTCTTGCCAAGAATTATTTAATGCAAATTCTGATTCTATATACCCATCTGCTTGGGTATCCCATTTATAATCATATTGGTTTTGCCAAAAATCATAATCATCAGAATCATCTATATCTTTACCACCAAATTCATTTACACGTAAGATTGTATCAGGAATACCATATAATGATATTAATGATTTTAAACCAGCAACTGTACCTTTTTTCTTAAGTAAATATGGTAAATTATGATATATTCTTTTATAGATAGATTTATTAATATCATCTACTGGGTATAATGAACCTGTTGCTGATGCTGTTATATAAGTATCAATATATTCATATCCTGGAGGTGATGGTAATGAACCTGTGGTATTAGGTAAATTAAATAAACTGCCTGAAGGGGTAATACCTAATAAGGCACTATATAAATCTCCTGTTGAAAAATTATTTTGATATATATTTACACCTAAATCTCTAATTGCTTGAGCAATTAAATCTTTTGATATACCATAATTTAATCTATTATCAGCATCAAACTTATTTGTAACATCTTTTAAATATACCCATACATTATCATAATTTTGTCCTATCATTTCAACAAATAACTCGTAAGGAGCATTTGCTAAGTCATCTAAAATATATGATGGAATTGAATTAATTAAAGCATTATTGTTTTCACTATCAAAATATTCGGCTACTGCTGATTGGCTAGTTAGGAAATTTTGTCCTGCTGTAGAAACTGTAGTTGCATTAGTATATGGAAATGTATTATTTGTTTTAGGCCAAGAAGTTGATCCTGAAGTATAATATAAGTGATATTCATACCCATCAAAATTAGTAATAATATCATCTATTTTAGATTGATATATTACATTACTAGATGATACATAATAATTAGAAGTAGTATTATCTGATAAACTGGCACTATTATTATATTCTTCTATAAGAGATAATTTATAATAAAAATTTTCTAATCTAGTTTGTGCTGAGGAGAAATTAATGAATTGAGAATAATCATTATAATCAATATTTATTTTAATTCCCTTATTAGCTAATAAACTATTTATTTGGTATTGTAAACTACCTGATCCTTGTGATGAAGTAGTTTGAGATAAAGAAGAATAATTACCATATTCTGTGGAATTATTTATTTGGTCCTTAATAGCTAAATTAACATTAGGACCTTTTAAATAAATGTTTTGATCATTTGTGTCAAAAACCGTTGTAATATTAATATTATATGCTTGAGGTTCTGCTACTTTTTCAACTACCCATAATGTAGTATTAACTGAGAAGTCTTGGGGTAATGGTTCATATAATTTAATTAATACTGTTGGGTTATTAACGTCAGAATCATCTAATAACACATTATTAGCTATAACTAGTTGATTATACCCAAAATTAAGGTAAAAATCAGGATATGCTAGTGATGATGATTGATTTTGTTCAATAAATTCTGCAGTAGATCCGATTATATCTGTAGTGGATATATCAGTACTATTTAATCTAATTTCTGTTCTATTAGTAGATATTTCACTAATATAGTATAAAGTAGATCCATTTGAACCTAATAATGGTCTTAAAAAATTATATAAAGTATTATATTGACCTTCATCAAATCCTGTAATTTTAAGATCTGATTCTGGGTCTATTGCTAATTGGTTATCTAATATAGTATAATTAGGATATCCAAAATTATTAGCAAATATAATATTTCCATTTAAATCATATACAAAATATTCAATATAATCACTCCCAGGAACAAATTGTGTTTCAATGTCAACTGAAGTAATAAGATTTAAATCTTTATCTGAATATGTTTGGGTTTCAAATGTTTCAGGAGATATTTGTTTAATATTTATTAATTCTTCCATTAAGCTTGTTGTTGACTATTAAATAGTTGTTCTTGTAACTCTAGATTTTCTTCTCTTAATTGGGTAATTTCATCAATTAATGCTTGAATAGTTGAATCATCTCCAACTTCACCAATATAATTAGTGCTAGTATTGATAAGATACTGATGAGAGTTTATGTCTCCAAATTCAGGTATTTGAAAGAATAAAGCATTATAATATCCAAAAAATTCTTGAATTGATATAGTTGGGGTTATATCATCTACAGGAACTGAAGGAATAAGCTGAGTAAAAGAAGTATCTATTACTTGTGAATATTGATTTCTTGCAAATTCTTGCTTTGATAAGTTTATAAGTTCCATTATCCGTTAACTACTTTAAAGTAATACTGATCATCAAATACTATAGTTGACCCATCGATTTCTGTTTGAATTAATATTTGATAATATCTTTCTGGTTGTAAACCGTTCATATACATATCAATATAACTTCCACTATTATCACAACTTAATTTAGTATATGTTTTATCAAAACCAACTACATATTCATTAGTATCTAGATCTTTTAAAGCCCAATAAGAAGATGATGGTAAAGCATAATTAGTTGTATATAAAGAAGAAGTCTGCCATATCTGTCTTGGATATTCAGGTCTTGCGTTAATTCTAAATCTATTTATACTTTCAGAATAAAAAGTACCTGGGTTTTGGGCTAATGTAATTTTGGCGGGGAGTGTTTCTAAAACATTTAAACTTCCAGTTTCATATGAATAATCATCCCATTTGAATTCTAATTGAGGAGGATATATAGTATGAGTATCAATAGAGAAAAATTTAATTTCTGGTTGGTAATCATTACTATTTATAAATTCTGTTCTTTGTTTAATTAAAAAACCATCGTTAGTTACTGTTGGGTTAAGTGATCCAATTGAACCTGTCATCCAAACATCAACAATAGATTTAACACTTGTATTTAAATCTACATCACTATTATAAGTATAAACTTGTGAAGATGATAAAGGTTGACCACTAGTGTTATTTGAATACCAAGTACCTCCACCTAAAGGAGCATAATTGTAATTATAAGAAGCAGTAACATTAGTACCAGGACTTAACACATTCCACATTGTACTACCTGAGTATGCTTGGAATATCCAAGAACACCCATCTGTTGATATAGGGGAATCTAAATATTTTCCTGTTCCCATATCCCAAGCTCCTGAAACAGCATGTATATCTAAAGTTGTTGTTAGAGATAAACCCGTTGTTTTAGCTACAAAACATCTTAAGTTAACATCCCAGGAAGAACCACTAATTTTATTATCAACAATATCCTTGATACTATCTTGGTTAAAATTAATTAAAAACCTACTAACTTGGGGGTTAGTTGATCCTTCAGGTGCTATTGATGTTTCAGTAGCTTCTATAATCTCATCCAATCCAGTATTCATGTTAGGGAACATTGAATATAGAGTTGCGTCTTTTGTGGGAAATAATTTATATACTGCCATTTTATTATTTTATAAAGGTACTACACGACCTTGAATATCTGTATTAGGGTACTTGACTTCAAAAATACTTGGGTCTAAAGAAGGATACACTACATTATTAGATGTTGCTGCTTCCATTGAATATGAATATTTAGAATATCCTAAATCTTCTCCAACTAAATTAGTAAATTTAATATCTTTTACTGTTTGGACACCTTCAATTTGATCTAAAAGAACATAAATATCTCTTAAAACAATTGGTTGATTTATTTGCCAATTATCTATAGCAAAATAAACCCTAAGTGCATTTATACATTGTATTAAAATCTCATTACTATTATATTCTGGGAGTACAATAATATCAAAATTGACTCCAAAATTTATTATAAATGCATCTTTAATATTAACAGCATCATTTACCATTCTGTATTGGGATAAATAAGTTGTAACATTTGATTTTAATGCGGGAGATGATGTAGTTAATTGATTAAAATTATTATAAGATAAAACATATAAATCTAATACTGAGTTTGATTCTCCTGCAGATAATGTTTCTGCTTTAGTTGGTTCAATATATGCTTTTGATATTACTCCATATTTAGCAGGCATTGAAAGGGCTCTAACTAAATAATCATTTTGGGTTACATTACGTAACTGTGAAGCAAAATTTGCTGATGCATTTTGTCTTATTTCTTCAATAGTATCTCCATCACCTCCACCATCAGCTGCTATTGGATTTGTAACTACTAATGTATTTAAAAATGTATTTGCAGTTGTTGGATTTAAATTATATTTTAAAAATGTAGGTGATGCTGTAAGTTGTGTTAAAAGATTAGCGTTTACATTTGCACTAACCCCACCTCCTACTAAATATCTAACAGTAAGTGTTGTATTAGAAGGAGCAATACCATAAGTCTTAGTAAATAAGAAATTTGAAGGAGAATATGCTTGATTTAATTTATTTTTTTCAAAAGGTAACCCTAAACCTACATTATTAGGGTTAGGAACTATTTCTTCATCACTATCATTAACAGTACCTGAACCAAATTGGATTTGGAGATTATCAGGTGCTGTAACACGAGTAGCAAATCTACGTTGAATTTTTTCTAATTTTAATAAATATGGTGTATCTCCTTCATATTGAGATAAATTTGGATCATTTACGTTAGTATTTTTAATTGAATTAAATACCATTTCTTGCCCTAAATAATCAACCTCATACCATTCATTTCCATCACTATCTACAATATCTAATATACCTACAATATTATCCCCTACTATATCAATAGTAGTAAATTGGGTTGGGTTAGTAAATGGGAATTGCTTTTGGAGAATTGTTGATGAAATTGCGTTTCGCGATTTTTTTAATAAAAATATTTCTGGATCTTTTGTAATATCATCTATTGAATATACAGTAACATCAGTATAATCACCTGAGCTAGATACAGAGAAATCAACCGCATCTTCTATTATGAAAGGTGTACTAGTTGATAATGTAGAATTAACTGTTGAATTTGCTGGGATAAATAAAGCATAATCAAAATCAGGAACATATGTTGAACCTGATAGTTTAGATGGGACTTGTTGATATAAATCAATAGTTGTAGTAGCTACTTGGGTTACATTTGGTTTATATCCAAACATATAAGCTAATTCGTATAAATTGTTTTGCTGTCGAGCGTATTGTAAAAAGTTTTCTTGTATTTGGTTATCCAAATAGAATGAAAGAACATCACCAACATATGCTGACATTTCCATAAATAACATTCCTGGGGACGTTGGGGAAAAATCATTATACGTAGTGGGAAAATACGTTTGAGTATAATCAATAAGTGATCTCCTTAATTCAGTAAAATCCTTATTGATATATTTAATATCCCTATTTTTTAGTGTTGAAGCCATTAGTTAAATTCTAATTGTAGTTCGTCTGTTATTCCTGTATTTACTATATTATATGTCATTTCTACACTAATACTATTCCTATCCGGATTACTAATAATATTTAATTCCATTACTTGAATATTAGGAAAATATATTCCTATTAATGAATTTAAATCAGATTTTAGTCCTTCTAAATTATCTTCTTCAATTTGTTCAAAAATAAATGAACGTATATTACCACCAAATGTGGGGTTTAAGTATCGTTCATTTGTATTAGTTAAAAAGAAATTTATTAAATTACTCTGGGTTGCTTTTTGGGTGGTATAAGTTGTAGTGAATACTCCAGGAGCATTAAATGGTATAGAAATACCAACACCTATTCCAGGTTTAGTATCTATAGGTGCTATATGTTTTGCTCCGAATGCCATTTATTATTTTTTCATCATGTTCATTATTTGGTCTAGACCTAAATTTCCTTCAGGTAAAGATCCATTAATTGCGTCAACAGGTCCTGTTACTTTCATTTCACCAGCGTATGCTGAGTTTGCTATTCCACCTTGTTGCATTTC